GATGAAATTAACCAAATAAATTGTAGGTCAATTTGGGCTGATAAAAATGGTAGAATTTATAGAGTTGACTCTTTTTACAACTAACCTTTAAATCAGAATAAGATGTTCTTTGTACTCAACTATTAGGGACCAGATTGTTGTAAAATTAACTTATTATCTATATCTTTATACTATGAAAATGGATAAAGGATTTGGATACAAGAAATGTGGTATTTATTGTATCAAGAATATTGTAAATAATAAGTGTTATATTGGAAGCAGCACACATATTTATTATAGAATTAGGAGGCATAAATCTGATCTTATTAGAAAAGTTCATGCAAATCCTATTTTGCAAAATGCATATAATAAATATGGTGCTGATTCTTTTGTAGTATCAATAATTGAAGAGTGTACTGAAGATAGGGTTTTAGTCAGAGAACAATATTATATTGATACAATTCTGCCTGTTTATAATATTACAAAAGAAGTGATTAATAATAGGCCATCTACTGAGTCTAGGTTAAAGATCTCTAATACAATGAAGGCTAAAGTACAAGCTGGTATTAGAGTTAATCCTATGAATGAAGATAAAAGAAAGGAAATTGATCTTTATGATTGTAAATGCAACTTTATAAAAAGATTTGATTCTTATAATGATGCTGGTAGATATCTTAAAGTACTTTACCCAAGATTAACTCCTGATAGTATATCTATTGTTGTTAAGAGTAGAAGAGGTAGATATAAAGATTATTATCTCATAAAACCTAATGCTCAATGTGATACATCTAATCCAAGGAATGAGTTTGTCAATATTAAGGTGACAGATGTTATTACAAATACAGAAACAGTGTTTAAAAGTTTAAAAGATATTACAGAACATTTAAACTGTAGCAAGTCCGCTATTCATACAGCAATAAGGAAAAACAGACCTTTGTTAAAAAAATATAAAGTTGAAAGATTATGATTAGAGAAGATATTCAATTTGAAGCTATTGCAGCCACTGATGGAAAACAAAGATGCAGTCTTGCTCTTGCTACTGGGGTCGGTAAGACCCTTGTTGGCCTATTACATATTGAGAAGAATACTAGTGAGTTACATAACGTATTAGTAGTAGCTCCTAAGAAATCTATCTTCCAATCTTGGTCTGATGATGCTGTAAAATTTGGTAAACAAGATTTGTTAAAGAGAATTACTTTCTCTACTTATATTGGTCTACCTAAACGTGATCCAAATGAGTATGACTATATCTATCTTGATGAATGCCATTCACTTCTTGACTCTCATAGAGTTTTCCTTGATGTGTATAAAGGTGGGATCCTAGGTTTAACCGGGACTCCACCTAAACACAAGAGTTCTGAGAAAGGTATTATGGTATCACAGTTCTGTCCTGTAGTTTATACTTTTAAAGCTGATGATGCAATTGATAATGGAATCATTAATGATTACCAAATCATTGTACATGAGCTTAAGTTAAATGACTGTAAGAACTATCAAGTACAGATGAAGACTAAGTCTTTTATTACTTCAGAGAAACAGAATTATAGTTACTGGGGTAATAGAATAGATATGGGTACTGGTCCTATTCAGATGCTTAGAGTTATGAGAATGAAAGCTATGATGGAGTATCCAAGTAAAGAAAAATATACTAAGAAGTTAATGGAAAGCATTAATACTAAGTGTATTGTGTTTGCTAATACTCAGGAACAAGCTGATAGACTCTGTAGATTTAGTTATCACAGTGGTAATAAGAACTCTGAGGATAATCTTATTGCATTTAAAGAAGGTAGGATCAGTAAGTTATCATGTGTACTTCAGTTAAATGAGGGTATTAATATACCTAATTTAAGACAAGGTATTATCATGCATGCTTATGGTAATGAGAGAAAGGCTAGTCAGAGAATTGGTAGACTATTACGTTTGAATCCAGATGAAAAAGCTATTGTACATATACTATGTTATAAAGGTACAGTAGATGAAAAATGGGTTAAAGAAGCCCTTGAAGGATTTGATCAGACTAAAGTTATCTGGAAAGATTACGGAGTAAAATTGTAAATTAGCATTTATGGAACTACCTGAAGATCACAAGCTAATACTATTTAATGATGATGAACATAGTTTTGCCTATGTTGTAGCCTGTCTTATAAAGTTTTGTGGTCATGAGCCACAACAAGCTGAACAATGTGCTTTAGTAGCTGATTTAGCAGGTCAATGTACTATAAAGCATGGTTGTTGGGCACAGATTTCTACAATGTTAGAATTCTTACAAAGTGTAGACTTAAAAGTTAAAATGGTACAAGATGAAAATGGTATGCATTGATGGCAGTAATAAACCTGCTAAAGTTCCTGTAGAACAGTGGATTAAAGAAGGTGAAGTTTATACTGTAATTAAAGTAGTTAGAATGGGGTTACAAGATAATAAGTACGGTGTGCTTCTTAAAGAAGTGCAGATGTCTGCTGATTGTTTCCCATATGAGTACTATGATGCAGACAGATTCATTCCATTAGATATTAGAGTCTATGAAGCACAAGAAAAAGAAGAAGAAGTCTTAGAGGCTGATTTAGAATTAATCTAAAAATTATGGAAGATTACACATTAGAAGATGTTCTAAAGGAATGCCGGATTCTTGCTACTCAGAATAAAGGTGCTAGAGCAAAGAGAAAGAGAGAATATCTTGATAAGAGAAACTATTTAATTGGATTACTACACTATAAATTTGGTAAAAGCTCTCAGTATATAGGAGAGTTATTCAATATAGATGGTTCTACTGTTAGATTATCTAAGTTTCATGCATATAATCTATTAAGCTATCAGGATATTACTTTTATTGCTAATGCCTGCGAGTTTATAGAAAGGTTTCCCTATGAGTTTCCATCTACTGCACAGAAGATAAAGAGGAATGTAACAGTTGTTGTTTCTCTTGATAAAGCACTGTATAATAAAATAAAAGTATATGGTGAGATGCAAGGTGATGCTAGAGTAGATATCACAGTTAAAAACATTATTAATAGATCCATGAAGATATGGGGAGAATGAAAGAAGTTTATATGCAGATTATTCAAGCTAATGAAGGTGAGGTTCCAGAAGAACTCACTATTGCAGATGTAGCAAGAATGAAAGAGTTAGAAATATTTAACTGGGAACAGTATGAAAGAGAACAAGAGAGGATTAGAGTATTCAGAATTAAACAAGAGAATCCAAGAGAGATTACAAAGGTTGCACAAACTAGAGAATTCTGGGAAAAAGAGCTCCGTAAAGGGCAAATCCGTGCAATCACAAAAGGTAAACAATGAAGAGGGTGATTAATTCTAGAATAACTATACTTTGTATAGGTATAATTGTAGGAATGTTTGTAGTTGGGTTAACTAAACCAACATACAAACTAGTTAGACCCATCTATACTTATGTGAAGACATCAGATTGGGGTGGAGAAACTAATCCTAGAAAAGTTGCTTATTATGAGCACCTTGCAAGAACACAACCATGAAGCATTTTATTAAATACACATTGGTATGGATAAGCCAAAACTTGTCCATACCATTTTGGATGGTAGGTCATGTGCACTTAAGTGTGAATGTCTATGAAGACATACATGAGATACTTATGTCCTTGGGTATGAATATAATTGTGGCAGTGGGATTTATTATTGACTATAAAGATTCAAGAAATGAAAGATAGAAACTGGGTAGTAATTCTACCAATATTGTTTTATGTATTAGCCGGGTTTGGTTATATCAGATGTGCATATAAGATGTTTACATGTAATTGGGAACCTGTTGGTAAAGCAGAAGCATTCTATACTATAGGTACATTTACAGGTGCCGGAGTAGTCATTGGTTACTTTGACATTGAAGACAAGTAAAACTTTGCAAAATATACCAAAAAGTGGTACAAATTGCTTTACAAAACTAAAAAGGATATGTGGTAAAAATTACCCCATATGATGAACTAACCTTTAAATCAGAATAAGATGACAGAGGATATAGGATGGGTATCTGCTTTAATTAAGTGTGACCTATGTAGTCATGAGTCATTGTCAGTACATCATGTATCTTGTGACCAATTAGAATGTAGTAATTGTGGGCATATGTCTCACTTTGAAGTAGTAGAATATTATAACTAAACAAGATGAAGATAGACAGAGAGGAATTTGACAGAAAGGCTCAACATATTTTAGATACTGTAGTAAAACCACAGGTTGAAAAGTATGAAAAAGCTAAAGCAAAAGGTAAATTTAGAAATAGAGGTAGTATTTATTTAGATAAAGAACTCCGTAGAGAAGAAGTAGCTGGTTTTACAACTGCTATATTTCTCAGTGTAGTTATTATATGTATTATTGTAGCTACTATTCAAGTAATTTTTAATATTTTATGATGGAAAATTATCCTAAATGGGTAAACAATCTTGTTTACTTTTTAGCCGGAATTGGCTTTGGTCACATATTGTTTAATGTAATATTATAGTTATGCCAGATATCAGTATGTGTTTAAATGAAGAGTGTCCACTTAAGGAGACTTGTTATAGATATAATGCTACACCAGATGAATTCTGGCAGAGTTATAGTAACTTTGAGTATGATGAGGAGACCAAGTCATGTAATTATTATTGGAAAAATGTAAAAGATGGGAAAGATAATACTAGAGTTTGACTCTGATGAGGAAAGAGATGATGCTAGAACAGCACTTGATGCTTACAAGTGGAAAGGAGCTGTGTGGGATCTTGACCAAAAACTACGTGAGATAACCAAGCATGGTTATGTTGATAAGAAAGAAGCTACTGAAGAAGAAAGAGAGTTGGCTGAAAAACTTAGAAAAGACCTTAGAGAAATCTTAGAAGACTATAACTTAAATCTAGACTAATGAGTGTAAACAAGAAAGACTACAAGATTGTAGAAGAACAACATGGTTTTCAAACCAAGTATGTTGTAAAGAAAAAAGTATTTTGGATTTTCTGGAAGACAGTAAAGAACAATGCAGGATTTAAAATGGCATATGACACTAAGAGAGCAGCTCAGTCATATATCAATTTCCTAAAATAACCAATTCTACAGAAGTGTTAGGAAAAGTGCAACGGATTAAGAAATCATGAGTGTTGTAGAAGAGGTTATAAGAAAGAGTATGATTATTAGACCAAGTGGAAGGAGCACAGATTTTATTGCTCCTTCTTTTGGTCATGGCTGTTTGTATAACTGTAGTTACTGTTATATGAAGAGACATAAGCCGGAAGGACTAACTGTGGCAACAAATACCATGGATATCCTGACAGAAATAAATTCACATGCATTCTTTGCTACTGTAGACAAACCAAATCAGACAGGAGATTATATTACATATGATATCTCTTGTAATGAAGACTTTGCTCTACATGCTAAGTATCATGATTGGAAGACTATCTTTAAGTTCTTTAGAGATCATCCACTTGCTATGGGTTCATTTGCTACTAAGTGTGTTAATGAGGATCTATTAGATTTTAATCCTGAAGGTAAAATCAGAATTAGATTTAGTATGATGCCAATGGAGTTACAGAAACTACTAGAGCCAAATACTGCAGGTATATATGAGAGACTCCGTGCTGTACGTAATTTTCTGAGTGCAGGTTATGAAGTTCATTTAAACTTCAGTCCTGTTATTGTACATGATAACTGGCTACAACACTATGAGGGGTTGTTTAATACTATTAGAAGTATGGCAGAAGTAGGTCGTTGGAATAATACTTCAGTTAAAGCTGAGGTAATCTTTTTAACACACAATGAAGCAAAACACTGGTACAATGTGGAACATAAACTTCCGGGTGAAGAATTTCTTTGGACTCCTAAGATACAAGAAGCAAAGACTTCTCAATATGGTGGGCAAAATGTTAGGTATGAACATAGAAGAAAGGCTGATTACATACAACAGTTCAGAGATCTTCATTATAGAATACTTCCTTGGAATACAATTAGGTACATATTTTAAGATGGAAAGAGATATTAGAAAAGAAATGGAAGAACTCTCTGCTAAGATTGCAGAAGAGCATTATAACATTACAGATGGTGTAGATCAGAATCTACATTATCTATGGTATATGTACCATAAAGGTAGTAAAGCAGGTATGTTCCGGCCATTTGTATATATGGCAGAACTACAGTTGCTAAAACACATGGGTTATATAAATGATGTTGAGATAAAGAATATGATTAGAATGCTTGAGTCTGAAGACCAGGATAATCTTCATATGGTTACTTTATCAATCAAGAACTTTAGAGACCTAAGATTACAAGAGCATGGTGAGTACAGCAAAGTAAACGGAGCATATTGGAAAATTGCTAAGAACTATGCACATGAAATACTTAATCATGAAATATTCATGCAAACAATGGCAGCTAAGTAATGGCAAATGTAGTAGTAGAACACATAGTAAAGGAAATAAGGTTAGAGAATAAGGACATAGAGATTATGAGTCCAAAGATAATAGCCGGTTATGTGATGTACAAGTACAAGTGCAGCCCTTATTTAGCTAAACAGATTGCCAAACAATTAACAGATGACAGAAAATGATTTAACAAATCTTGGATTTAACAAAGTAGAAATCAAAGACTTAGACAGTCAGAATGGATATGATTATTATTATTATACTTTTGAAGTATTTGAGAACTTAACTCTATGTTCAGTAGACAGTGATATGGTTGAAAATGATAATTGGTATGTTACTAATTTAGAGTGGCCTGATCATTTTAAGCTTCATACTCTTCTTGAAGTTCAGAGTTTTCTTCAGAGTGTCGGTTACCAACAGGCATTAGTTTAGCTTTTTCAGATAGGAGAGTACTTAGCACAAGAGATGCTGCAGATTCCCAAGCTTCATCAATAGCTTGGGATAACTGATCAAAAGGCATTTTAGTAGATAAGACTTCACCTGTTCTTAGGTGAATCTTTCCTCCTGCATCAGGATTTCTTGGATTAATAAAAGATATTCTTGTTATGTGAGTAACATTAAGATGCTCAAAGTATGGGCCATCTTGATCTTGGAATTCTATTGGTAGAAACATTAGACTATTTGGTTACCTTCTATTTTGTAATTGCTAACTTGTACTAAGTTACCATTTCTTTTTAGAATAGCAAATCCATGATTCCATTCATTTATTTCTAAATATTCTGGGGTAAGTTCACATAAGCATCCAAGGCTATATCCACGGATAGTTGTAGACTCACCTGGTCCATAAACTCTTTGTGAACTATCACTTGTTTTATGGAAGTGATTAATAAGACAATTAGTCTTTAGTCTCATTAGAGCAGTACGGGCTGGTACTACACCACCTGCACCAGGAATCTTATCTCCGTGCTCTATTAAGAAGTCGCCAAAGACAACTTTAGATCTAAATGGAATAAACTGTACACCATATTCAGCTACATGTAGTAGTACATCTAGTCTGAATTCATCCATGTCTAATAGTTCAGATGCCTTAACTCTAAGGTATCTTTCAAATCTATTCTCATGGTTACCTGGTATAAAGTAAATTGGAATATCTGGAAATCTAAATCTGCAGTACTCAAGGAATTGTCTACCTGCTTCTATTTCTTGTTTGAAATGAACCATTCTTGGGTCTTTCTCATGAAATGAAAGCTGATAGAAGTCTAACATGTCTCCATTAATGAAGAGAGATTCTATCTTTTCTTCTTCCATCTTAGTGAATGCTACTTCTATAGCATCATTATCTTGGTAGGGAATGTGTACATCACCTATGACTCCTACTGAGTTGCATGCTGATGGGAATATAAAAGTATCACGCTTGTTAGCATAAGACTCTGGTAGGAATTTTTCTTTCATAGTAAATTCTACTTTAAGTTCTTTTTGGAATTGTTTAGTGTATAGAATACTTCTGTTTCTATCACCCTGTTGTCCTCTATAGTATCTTACTCTACTGTATACTACTTCATAGGATTTAAAAGTTGGATGCTCAGAAAATATTTTTCTTGCAAGAGTTTTAGATGGAGAATTAGGATAGTTCTCAAGATATTCTAATATTATATCAGTATCTTTATTTCTCCTGTTTTGGTTGCCTTTCTTTGATGCCATATCTATTAATAATATACTAAAAATTTAGCATATGTTTACTGTAAAACTAGTTAAACGTGATGGTAAGTTAGTTTATCCTGATGATAAATCCAAATTAAATTATCAGATCTTCTTGGATAAACTATCTGATGGACAACAAGTTGAGGTGTTTATGGGTCTTACATCTGATGATGGATCTGTAGCACAGTTGGCCAAAGTCCACGCGTGTATAAGGGAATTAGCCAAAGAATCTGGCTATACATTTGATGAAATGAAAACTATTATAAAGCAACATGCTGGTCTATGTTATGACGCAGGTGGTGCTGAATACTGTAAGTCTTTTGGAGACTGTAGTAAAATGGAATTAGTACTAGCTATTGAAGCTTGTATACAAATAGGTAAAGAGTTTAATCTTAATCTAGCGTAGGTGCCTTATAATCTGGATCTCCTGGTTCTAAAACTTCTTTTTCTTCAAAAAGTTTTTGATCTGTAGCAGATTGTTCTATTTCAGTTAGCATTAAAGCTACTGTACGGAAACTTCTTTGGACTTCATCTAAATCTTTATATTCTTTAGTTAAAGAATCTTTTAGATATTGTTCTCTGTTTTCTTCAGGCATTTGCTTAAATAAATAAAGAGATGTGGTTTTTACCATTAAATAATATGCTTTATTAACCTTAATGTTAATAATTGCATCATCTTTAATTTCTTTTACTTTGATTGCCATAAATTAAATATTATTAACAAATATACATGATTATGAGTAATATACTAGATATTGATGAGTATAAACAAAAAATATTTAATAAACTAGAGCCTAGTGGTTGGGGTAGAATTTTTAAATCTTTTATATTTAGTTCTGAATTTGAGAAAATACTAAGGGATCTTCATGGTTTATCAGAATCTGGTAAAAGATTTACACCTCCTCTTAAAGATGTGTTTAGAGCATTTGAGGAATGTTCTTATGACGAACTAAAAGTTGTAATGGTTGGACAAGACCCATATCCTACATTAGGTGTAGCAGACGGTATTGCATTTAGTTGTAGTAAATCTGAGAAAGAACAGCCTTCATTAAGGTTTATTCTGGATGAAGCAGAAAAGCTTTATCCTTTTTATGATAGACCTCTGGATTTAAAGAGATGGTCTAATCAGGGCGTACTTTTACTTAATACAGCTCTTACAACTGAAGTGGGTAAGATTGGTCAGCACTATGATATATGGGCACCATTTACAGCATATCTTTTTGACTATCTTAAGCATTTTAATCCAGGACTAGTATATGTTTTTATGGGTAAAAAATCTCAAGAGTGGGCAGACATGTGTGGAGAAAATTGTACTAAATTTATGGTTTCTCATCCTGCAAGTGCTGCTTATAATGGTAGTAAGTGGGATTCTAAGGGTGTCTTTAGTGATGTACAGAAGACAGTTAAACATTTATATAACCATACAATTCACTGGTAATGCAAGAAGTATTCAATAAATTAATGAAAGCAGGTCTTACACCTAATGCTTTTTATGTGCTATACTGTATGCACTACAAGATTGTTCCTGATAAATCTGTTAATGCATCACTTGAAGTTGCTAGATTAAAATCAGGTGATTACCTGACAGAAAATTTGGAATTGTCAGGTAATAGCCTTAAATTTATACAAGAAATTGAGGGCTACTTCAAGAAATCTAAGAAGAAAACATCTAAAACCCTTATGGGTGATGAGTTTCTAGATAATATTAAAACTTTTAATGAATGTTTCCCGGCAACTAAATTGCCAAGTGGTGTTTATGCAAGAGTTAATGTAAAGAGTCTAGAAAATGCATTTAGATGGTTCTTCCAAGAATTTGATTATTCATGGGAAACAGTAATTCAAGCTACTGAGAAATATGTAGAGGAGTATGCTATTAATAGATACAACTACATGAGAAACTCACAGTACTTTATTAGAAAACAGAATACAGATAAGACCTGGGATTCTACTCTAGCAACTTATTGTGACATGATTTCACAGGATGACTATGAAGCACCTGTATTCTTTAAAGAAAAGATTGTATGATTAGATTTAAATTATTCCTTATTGCATCATTAGGATCATTGGTATCCTGGTTATTTATCAAGACACTTCTTGTTGAGATGAATGTACTGCAGTTTCTAGCAATAGAATTTATAATAGGTTTCTCTCATTATGTATATAATGACATGAAACTTAGACTTACAGAATAAATCCTTTATTATGGCAGAATTATATAACGGTGCCCGGGCTCTGAAGCCTGTGAGTGAGAGAGACGCTCTTAGAAAAGCCCTTCTTAAGATGAAGGCTAGAAGATCTGGTGAGCTAAAGTCACTCAAAAGTTCATGGCCCAAATTTAATGATGCCTTCTGTGATGGATTGGAATGGAGAACTATCACCGTAGTTGGTGCTAGACCGGGAACAGGTAAGACTCTATTTATGGAACAGTTAATCTCTGATATTATTGAGGAGAATAAAGACCATAAGTTTAGAGTACTTAAGTTCCAGTTTGAAATGCTTGATGAGACCAATGGTATTAGAAAGCTGAGTCTGAATACTGCTTCTGATTACAATACATTAATGAGCAAGGGTGAACCTGTGGACAAAGATCTATACTTAAGATGTGTACAGTACTATGAGCAAACTGCCGAGACTGATGTCATAGATGTAGTATATGATCCGTGTACTGTTGATGAGATGTGTGCTACTATACATTATTATATGGAAGCTCACAAAGATGAACAGGGTAACTACACAAATGCTCTGGTTACTATTGACCACTCAGCTCTACTTAAA